CATCGTGTCGATGAATACCTGAGAGTCGGACATCGGGCCGCCCCAATAGTCCTCCCCTCTGATCCATCCGTAGGGTAGCCCCTGATTCGGGGCTATCTTTTTCGGCATTATTCTGTGTCCTCTGTTGCTGGTGGAACATATCTTGCGTCAGGTAACGTCGTTGCCCATCCGTGATCCCAACTGATTGACCATCCCGGTACGTTGGTTGGGTCTACCGGAGGAATCGGTGGATCCGGCGGGTCAGTGTCCGGGTTCTCCGGGTCAACCGGTGGTGTCGGTGGATCCGGCTCGTCCGTACCACCATCGCCCGGATCGCCGGGTTCGCCCGGGTCTGGTCTGTCTGGCGGCTCTACCGGTGGGTTAGTTCCGCCGCCGTTGTTTCCGCCGCCCGGTGGTTGCCAAGGCCCGGTTCCGCCGCCCGGCTTCTGGCCCGGTGGTAACGGATAGGATGGCGCTTGGAACGTCATGCTGTAACCCTGCCAGTTGAGCATACCATCGCGAACAGCGTTGACGGTAACGTTCAGCGTAGCCCAACCGCCTGCCCGTTGCGCATAACCGGCCTGACGGCCCCACGATTCGATGTCTGCTGCGCGTAGAGTAAACCCGGCGTCTTCCGTGGTGAACTCGCTTAACAGTTGGAACGCGCCGCCCGGGGCTGACGATGAATACGCATAGCCAACACGCACGCGGTACACGACGCCCGGCTCCGGCTGAATGCCCACATGGAAGTGGTCGCGGGCGATACTGCCTTGCGAGATACGGTTGCGGTGGGCATACGTGACCAGCAAGTCTTTCGCTTTCAGGTTGTTGTACGGGTTGAAGTCCGCTGCCAGTGCCGAGGCTTGGTTGAAGAACGGCTGGCCGCCAATCATCATTAAGCCCGGTGGATATGGGCGTTTCGGACGGTACTGCATTTGCAACTGCAGCGGGTAGAAACGGTCTAGCGGAATGGTGATCCCGTAGCTGTCCGGGCGGATGATGACCATTGCTTTCTCGTCGTCCCCAAACGGCATATCGGAGAAGCCGGAGCCATTGGAGATCAGCCACGCCGGTCTTGCGCTGTAGTGCTGTGCCGGAATGGTATCGGCAGCGCCACGGCCAACTTTAAACGTGTTGCCGCTGACTGACTTGATAAGCATGATTTCCTGATCGATAAGAATCAGGTCGCCCGGTTGGGCCATCGCAATCGGCACGCCGTCTTTATCGGACGTACTGCGCATCGTTACTTCGTCTGAGAAGAAGCCCATGCCAAGCGCGGTCACGCCCCACGGTGTCCACGGTTGAGACCCGGACGACGTGTAGTTTGCATCGCTTTCGTGCTTCGTGAACAGGGTGTAGCTGTCAACGGTACGATCTGACGAGCGGGCCACGTAGGCGGACACCTTGGACTCGTTCAGGTTCTTGCCGGTGCGCGACAACTGGATGTACGGGGTTTCGTACAGCAGCGTATCGAGCGGCGTCACCATTACCGATTCCTGCGTCACTTGGTGTGGCAGCAGCGCGATGTTCGGGCCGTTCATGCTATCGGCTTCGAAGAACGTCGCCGGTTGTACCGCTTGGTGCATCATGCTCGCTACCGCCGGGCCACCTTGAGGTTCGTACGGTGGTTCGGTTGTGCTGTCAGCATTGAACGGCTGAACGGCGGCGTGCATCAGGCTCGCGTCATAAACGAATTGCGGCGGCTTCTTATAAACGCTGACCTTAGTCTCGTAGTATTCCCAGCATTCACGACCGTTGCGAACGGAGGTCAAACGTAACGTCGCCAATACAGGGTCTACCGTGCTCGCCTCGACGTTCACGTCGTTAGCGGCAGTTGCGTACGGCCATTGCCACGTAGTCCCGGTGATGCCCGTTTCTGTGCGAACTAGCGCACCTTGTTGGTCATAGATGCGAACGGTGTACGTCGTGCCGCTTTCTGGCCCGATATCCCCTTCCATGTGGCCCACAAGTTTATCCGCTTGCATCAGACGGTCGCGGTGCGCCCAAATCAGGTAGTAGGTGTCAGGCGTTTCGCCGGAATTGGCCGTGTAAGACAGGGATGACGGCGTATACCAGTGGAGTAGCGTCGGGGACGAGGCCAAGTAGTGCTGCACCGCGCCCGGCGGGTATGGTCGTGCGTGACGGAAGTCCATGTCGAGGTGGTCGACCGGTGCGTCGTCAATCGGATAGCGGCCACCGCCCAACGTCCACGGCAGGATCTTGATGTCGATACCTTCGTTACCTGCGTAGCGCTGCCAGTCGGTACCGCCGTCAAACGTCGTAACCCACAACACTTCGCCTTTCTGGTGACGCCAAGGGATCGTATCCATGACACCGCGAGAAACGGTGATGATGTTCCCCTGAATGTTGTCAATGCGGACGAACTCTTCCGAGATTTCCATCTGAGTAGTCTGCCCGGCCAATACCGGCTTCGCGATACGGGCGGCCATACCGACCTGCACGTCCGCCCACTCGGCGGTCATCCCGCTTAGGATAAACGTATTGTCGAGGTAACTCACGTCAGCGGCCAGATCCCCCAGCGCGCCGAAGTCCCCGTTGCCCCGGACATCGTACGTCGCCTCGCCCTCGGCCATGATGCCCATGTCATATGCGGCGGACATAGCGGTCGGCTTCTCGGCTTGGCTGTTGATGAAGGACTGGTCATCGGATACGGAATTCAGCTCGCCTTGCGGGATTTGCTGCACCATATCGACCCACGGCATTTCGTAGACGATGCGACGTGCGAGCGCCGGTTGAAGGTCAGGCACATAACCGGTAGGCGGCTCAACTTGGTTGAACGTGTTGAGCTGGAACGCAAACTGATCTTGCAGCGCGACAATCTTAATCTTGCCGTCGGTCAGGGTGCCATCTTCCACGGTGCCCACACGCACGACAACTTCGGTCAGGCCGCGTTGCTTAGGGTCGCGGATCTTGAACACGTCGCCCGGGTTGATGTTCCATGCCCGGCGGTCGCACACTACGGTGAAGCGGCGGACGTTGGTAGACGAGACCCGGAGGTCACGCTGCGCTACCTGCATCGCCAGTTTACCGGTAGGGATGCCCATGTACTCAACCGTGTTGCTGTTCAGACATTGCTGGTTCTGAATCTGCGCGAGGTTGTGGCAGCGTACTTGCTGATCCTCGTCCATGATTGGGTTGTGGTACGTGACGATAACCTCGTTCACGAAGTTGGCCGGGCTGGCGTTGGTGGCCTCGTCAATGGACAGCAGCCCCGAGTCGCTATCGAAGATCGGTAGGCTATCGAAGTTGTAGTCCTTGCGGATCAGTTTCAGCGTCAGCTTGCCGGTCTGCTTGGACACGTACATCGCCCCGCCGATATGGTCAAGGATGATCTGCTGGAACGCTTCGAGCGTGTCCTGACGCTTCCACGCGATGCACAGACCGAAGCCTTCCTCGTACAACTGGTCAGCCGCCTTACGGAAGGACACGTCATCCACCAAGTCCCGGTTCAGGCCACGACCCCACTCGAAGTTTGACTGGCACTCGTACAGGATGTGCGCCGGGTTCATCGCGTGGATCTCGGACTGATTGCCCGCACCGTCATACCCCAACATCTTGATAAGGCACTTCGGCTCGTACCAGACACCGCCATACCACCCGGCAGTAGACCGGCGCGTCTTGAACTTCCACGCTTTCGGGTATGGGTTCATGGCGCAGATCATGCCGTCGAAGAACGCTGTCACCACGCCACGGTATTGAGGTTGACGCCCGCCCAACATGGAGCGCAGTGCTTGGCTGATAGTCTGCGTCTGGCCGCCCATGTACAGCTCGAAGCGCCCGTCGATGCCGCCTTCTGCCTTGGTGCCGCCGAACAGTTCCGACTGGTTAATGCTGATCGTGCTGTTCTGGGTTAACGAGCCAGTCCACGCGGTACGGTCGCCCACGCGGATCTCGGTGATTTCGTTTACCGGGCCACGGAAAAGGCCCATGAACAGGCCCATGTAGTATTTATAACCTACCGTGATTTTCTTGGCTTTACTTCCCATGCCCATGCGCCTCGTCCCATTCCGTTTGTGCCAGCGTTGCGGCCTTGTGCAATAACGGATTTGATGACTTCAAGGCATCCTCAACCGGATAGCCTTCCCGTAAAAACTGTTCGAAGGTCAGGCCGAATCGCTCGGCCAACCGTTCGGATCCCGAGGCGCAGTACCCCAACGCCCGGGCGTGCCGCATGAAGATGCGCGGCTTGTCCTTCGGCTCGTTTGCTCTACTCATTATTTCTTCGCCTGTTTCGCTTTAACTGCACTGGTGCGGAAGTTGCCAAAACCCAACACCTGCCAATCCGATGTCCACACCTCGCCGAAGACAACCGTCTGCGGGGTGCCTTCCTTCACTTGGGGGATGTCGAAGTCTTCAATCGTTGCTGGTTTTGCCTCGGCTGGTTTCGGTGCCAGTGCCGCGTTGATCAGCACGGAGGCTACCAGCATTGCTAATGCCCACCACATAGTTCGCTCCTTAGAAGATTGGATTGCCGTCGAACGGAGAACGGTCAGGCATTGTAGGACAGCCGCCGTAATTGTCGAGGTTGTTAAAGATGGTATCACACGCGACTGTAGTGCGTGGACAGCCCGGGTACGTTTTCAGGATGTAGCCCCCGGCCAGACCGTCGACGGTGCCGAAGATCGTAATGGTGTCGCCAACGTGGGTTTCGATGCCGCGACGTTCGGTGCCGTACGCCGGGTCGATCCACTCAATGAAGCCGCCCGCGAAATACCCGTCTGGCCGAGTCTTGTATGCGTCAGACACAACGGTACCCGCACCAACGGTTTTGATGGTGGCGTCCAGTCGGAATGACTCTTTGTTAACGCGGCATTGGGAGTCGTACAGGGCGTGCGGGCAACCTCGGCTCCACGCAAGGCGCAGACCATTCCTATCCATCGTGGCGGACAGTGTGGCGCATGTGACGGTTGATACGGAGGGACTGCCTTCGTTGATGCTGGTTACTTCGCCGACGTAGCAGACGACTGCATCGTTATCGCCGAGGTGGAAGCGGCGCATGATAAGTGATACGGGGGAACCGGGGGGAGTCCCAATGAAGAGACCGACGACGGGGCAGGTGTTCGGCATAGTCAGATTTAGCGCATCCGTCTTGGCCTCGCCAGTCTGCTTGATCCCGTCGTCGGTCATCCCCATTGGTTCCCAAATGCTCCCCAGCATGGATACTTTAGCGTCTGCGGACGTATAACGCCAGTATTTATCTAGCAGGCGGAACTCATACAGATAGACCGGCCTGCCGTTGTCGTTCGATGTCTCGATAATGTTGTAAGTCATGTCGCCCTCTTATGGTAATGGTACGGGCGTTGCAGCTCTCCTATCATCAAATGACTTGAAGGTTAGGGAAACTTG